CACCGGTCGACGCACAGGATCATCGGCATCAGCGGCGCCAGCGAGAGCAGCCACCGCCGCGCCTCGTTCAGGCAGTCGGACTCGAACTCAGCCGGCCCATAGCCGAGCGCGTCGATCGCCCGGATCAAGTCGTGGTGATCGGAGCCGTCGTCGCTCGTGCCGGCGAGCGCTGCGACGCGATGTTGTCCTACCCTCCGCCGCTGGCCGTACACGCTCAGCGCGTTCACGACCGCCGCCGGGCCGCACCAACTATCATATCTCGCCGGCTGCAAACTATTCTATCCAGCCGCCGGGTGGAATGGTCAAACTACTTTCCGCCCGCGCGGCGAACACCGTGCCACGACCCGAGCCACGACCCGGCCAGGCTCGCGGCGACCGCCGACCACAGCCCCGCGAACGCGAACAAGATCGCGCCCCACGACACCGCCTCGAGCAGCACCGCGAGGTTCGCGCATCGGACCGCGTGCCGCTGCTCGCGCGCCTCTTGCCACGCGACCGAGAGATAGTCCGTCGCCGCGGCAATCACGAACCACGCGGCGGCGATCGCGATCTCGAGGATCACACGCCCTCGACGAACAGAATCCGCAGGATCAAGGTGGGGAACTCCGGCGCGACAGCGATCCGGTGCCGGCCATCGATGACCTCGTGCGTGTTGTCGGGCCGAACGGCAACGATCACGCCGCGCCCCTGGTTCTGCCGCTCCTCGCGGTACAACTCGCGCACCGACTCGAGCCGCTCCTTCTCGAGCCGCCGCGGATCGAGCGGCCGGTCCGTCGTCGGATCCGTGAACCGGCGGGGTTTGATGTCACGCCCGGGGATCTCTCGAGTGACGTCGCCGCGGGCGACCTGCTCGTACGTCGGCAGTTCGCCGGGGTCGGTCTCGCCGAGGATCGCCGAGAAGTCGGGCTCGCTGTAGCAGCGGCAAAGCACCGGCTGGCCAGGCAACCCTTCGGCTGGGTGGCCGCCGTCGAGCGGGAACCGCTCGCCCTCAATCGCCGCGTGCCGCGGCCGGACGCGTTGGTCGTTCACCGTCCGCCAGATGAAATGCTCGACGCCGAGGTTCCGCTGTCGCTGCGCGTTGACCTGGCCGTACAGCTTGCCGACCTGGTCCCGGGCGATCAGCCGCGAGCGCTTTTCGCCGAGCCCGACGCGCTCGTCGATCTCCTTGGCGAGGTCCGGCCACAGCGCCCCGGCCGACACCGCGCGCGTCGAAGCGAGCGCGACCTCGTCGATCACCCGCTGCGAGACCGACCGGATCAGCGCGGCGTTCTCCGCGGCCCACGAGTCGATCAGCGCCGAGACGCCGCGCTCGTCGGCGAACACGTCGACCCCGAGCGCCGCGCGGGTCTGCTTCGCGAGTTGGCGGCGCTGGTGCGTCGACGTCTTCAGCGCGAACTCGCGCGCGAGCCGCTCGACCGCGGTCGGCTCGGTGGCGAGCTCGGCCGCGCGCGACGCCGCCTCGACGAGCCGGCGGATCCGGTCGCCCTCGCCAGCGTCGAACCGCTCGGCCCTGGCCGACGCGAGCAGCCGCGGGAGCTCCTCGCGGAGTGGCGCGAGCCCCGCGATCGGCGCGGCGTACACGGCCGCGACTCGCCGCTGGTAGTCGCGCGCGATCCCCGCGGGGAAGTTCTGCCGCGGCAGCCGCTTGCGCCGTCGCCGCCGGTCGCCGAGCGACAGCCGGAGCGCCACCTCGCGCGCGACGCGCTCGGCTCGCGCGTTTACTCGGTCGGCCACCGCGTGACCGGCGGCGGGCGCTCGGGTTTCGCGCGCTCGAGGTTTTCGACGCGGTCGCGGAGCTTGCGCGCCTCGGCCTCGGCCTTCTCGGCGCGCTCCTCGAGGACCGCGATCCTCCTGGCGATCCGGTTCATTACTCCTCCTCGCGCGGCTCGATCGAGAGCGGCCGACGCGCGGCCGGCGGGCTGGTGATCGAGATCTCGGAGGTGCGCTCGTGTCGCTCGAGCTTCTCGAGCCGCGCCTCGAGCTCAAGGATCTTCGCGATCATTTCACTACGTCTCATTCGTGTTCTCCTATCGTCGTCCGTACAGCCGGGCTATCTTCGCCCGGGTTCGCGCTCGGCTCGTTCATCTGCTCGAGCACCGCGCGCGCCTCCTGCTCGGTCTCCTCGATCGACGCCTCGAGCCCCTTGAAGTCGACGGTCGTCTCGAACGAGTAATCGTCGCCGCCCCATCGGGACCGCGCGACGTCCATCGGCGACAGCGCGCCCATGTCGACGTACTTCTCGTCGACCTCGGCCTGCGCCTTGCGCGCTTGCGCCATCTCGAGGTCCGACAGCTTCACGAGCGGCCGGAAGTTAATCGAGATCTGGTCGGGGTCCTCGCCGCGCGCTCGCATGATCAACCGACACGTCTTCTTGATCGCCGGCTCGAGTTCCTTCTCTTGCTGGGCGCCGACGCGGTCGTACCACGCCTTTTGATCGAACTCGCCGGTCGCGTTCATGCCCGCCGGGGCCTTGCCGGTCAGCCGCGACACCGGGACGTCGAACGCGCTGGCGACCTGGGTCCCGAACCCGTCGAGCAGCTCGGCGTACCCGGTGACCGTGCGCGCCTTGTCGTTGATCTCCTCGTCGGCGTCGAGCAGGTCGAAGCCGAAAACCTCGCGGGCCGTCGACAACGCGCGCATCCGATCGACGATCTGGTCGTCCTGGTTGGTCGCGAACAGCTCGTACAGCCCTTGGATTTTGACCTCGGACCGGTTGAACGTCTGCATGATCTCCGCGGCCGACCCCCACGACAGTCCGTAGTCGCGAATCACCGCGGCAACGCGGGAGAGCACGCTGGTTCCCCACCCCGGGATCGGCGACCACTGCCGCCGCGACACCCGGACGCCGTCGAGGATCAGGAGCCGCGACTCGTGGATCTCCTCGCGGATCGACGGCTCGCCGCCCGACGTGAACGGCTGCAACCAGTACGTCCGCGGCTTGCCGATCTTCGGGCCGAGGTCGCGGCCGCCGTACCACGATGCCGCGTGGAGCTCCGACGCCTCGAGCGGGAGCAGGAACTCGAGGGTCTGGACCCGGTCCTCGCGCAGCGGCTCGGCGAGCGACCCCGCGCCGTCGTTCGCGCCGAGCAGCACCGCGCCGCCGCCGTACGCGCGCTTGTACGAGTAGGCGAGCCACAGCGCGTCGTCGAGCCCGAGATCTTCACACTCCTGTTCGATCTCGTCGGCGCGGTCGCGGCCGTCGTCATCGTTGAGCCGGAGGTCCCAGCCCTCGCGGAACATCTCGTCCGGCCAGATCTCGATCCCGCGCGCCGCAAGCCAGTTGCCTTGCCACAGGTCGTACGCCTCCGAACTCGTGAGGTGATCGGTGACGTGGTAGTACGACCGCCGCCGGTCGCGGCCGAGCACGTTGCGCCCGGTCGTGAGCGACTCCCAGTCGTCGAGCCGCCGCACAGCTCCGGCGCTGACTCGCGTACGCTCGAGCCGCGCGCCGAGCCGGTCGGCGAGCTGGGAGAGGGTGATAGGCACACTAGAGCTTAGCACGGCCGCTGAACGCGCGAGAGAACGCGGACAGCCGCGCCGAGCCGCGCATCTGGTTGATCGCCTGCGTGAAGGCGTCGAACAAGTCGTCCGTGGCGTACAGGGGGTACCCGCAGACCTCGGCGAGGAACTCCTCCACCCACGGCCCTTTCAGGACCGCGACGTTCCCGCACTCGACTACCGGTCGCGCGGCCTCGCCGCGGGACGACTTGTCATCGCCGGGCGTGACCTCGGTAATCGGGACGTTCAGTTGCTTGAGTTGGTCCTCGAGCTCCTCGATCACCGAATGCCCGAGCGCCGCCGCCTCGACCAGGAACTTGATCGCCCCCGAGTGCCCGAGATCGCGAACGCGGTCGTGCATTTCGATCACCGCCTCGGCGATCGCCTTGAACCCGACGCCGCGCTTCGCCCAGGCGTCGACCACGTACCGGTCGGCGAGGTCGGTCCGGCCAACGGCGACCAACGCCGCCCGGCTCGACTTCTTGTTCTTGGTTTTCCGCTTCGCGTTGGCGTCGAGCGAGATCACGACCTCGCGCAACTTCGGTAGCTGCTCGAGGTTCAGCAACCGGAACCACTCGCGGCACATCAAGTTGCCCTCGATCACGGTGGGGTTCTGATTGTGTTGACAGTTAAACCGGGTGACGCCGCCCTCGCCGGCCTTGATCTGGGCGACGAACTCAGGCGAGAACCGCTCGGGGTGGAGAAGTTCGCCGACCTCGGTCCTCGGGTCGACCCAGATCGGCGTCGAGGTCGTATCGGGGCACTCGTGCGCGGTCGTGGTCCGGGCGATCAAGTCATCGGCGCAGGCGTGACACG